GAATTCAATATCGTCTCGTCCATGGAGATCCCAGAGAGTGCGGGTGTCACGCACGTTCCGATAAGACCATGGAATGTCGATGCCACGTGTCTGGAATGCGTGTTCCAGGATTGCGATGTCGAACGACGCGCCATTGCCCCACACCTTGTGTCCTTTGATCAGGTGGTGCATGTGCCGCAGTGCCTCATCAAGACACATCTTGCCTCCCAATGCTGCGTCTCGAGCCTCTGGCTCCTGCTCCATCCACCATTGCAAGGTGGAGTGGTCTATGACTCGATCCCTCTGTTTATCAATGGCAAGCCGCACGTTGTATTCCTTGGACCAAGATCCGTTCTCACCAAACTCAACCATTGCGATCTGCGTGATCACGCAGTCTTTCCGAAGAGACAATGTCTCCAGGTCTATCATCATATTGTCCATCACTCTATCTCCTCACCGGCACTCCACCCTTCTTCCATTCGTGGCCCCATGCCACCATTAGGAATTCCAGGCACTTGCGTTCTTTATAGTCTATGTCTTCAAAGTGGTTGACACCTGCCATGGACCACACCCCATTGTCCTTGATCCAACCATGGTCCATCAGGTGGCTCACCGGCCCCCAGTTGGACAACTCGTCACCGAACCACGCCTTCATCAGATCGTCGCCAACATCGTATTCAGCAACAAAACCTTCGGGAGCCAACACCTGACCAACGCCGTTTACAATTCGAGTGGATGCCGATCCCATTGCAGAGTGGATGGACCTTACTGGTCTGTATTCCAACTCCTGCCACTCATCGCAGGGTTCCAAGGTCTCAGTTTTGATCATCTTTCTTCGCCTCAAACACCTGGCCCATCCAGGCTTGTTTCTCCACTTCAAACTCCACGATCCGGAGGTCGCTATCTGTCCAACCACCTTCAATCGCTCGGCAACAGAAGGTCACAGCGTCGTCGGCATTGTTCCAGCACGGGAAGTTCCAAAACTCCCCACAAGCATAGTGAGGCATGCGACCTGCGCAGTCCTTTAGCTCCTTGCCTATTGGATCGTCTCTCGTGAAATACTCCGCATAGGTCATGCTGTAGGAGTGGTATTCCCCGCGTCGAAATGCAGCCCAAGAGGTATTGTACCATCTTCCACTTTCCGACAACGCTTGTACAGCGAAGCCTCGCACACTTTCCGACACATAATCGAAGTCACACTTGGGTTGTAAGACCATACTCATTTGATTCTCCTCAGATGTGGCAGTCCACAACGGTCAGGCATACATCGGCAGGAAGACTGTCGATCACGGCATTGAACTGCCCGGCCCAGTCGTCCTCGTCGATCTTGTTGCTGACGCAGGCGAACCAACCCATCTCTCCACGCTCCATCCACTGGCCCTGGTGGACCATCGCGAAGGTGCAGATGGCCTGATTGGCCTTGAACTGCTTGAACTCCTCGAAAGTGGAGCGCGCCGCGCGGATCTCATCGTCGATACCCCAGTTGTCCGGGAACGCCCCGCGCAGCGCCTTGATGGCGGGCTGATTGTGATACGTGTCGCGCTTGGTGTCGGTGTATTCGCCGAGCTCCTCCCACGTCTTGAACTCGGGCAGTCCCTCGACCGCCGCCGTGACCTTCTGCCAAATCTCCTCGGCGTCTTTCGATGCCTCCCGGCGCATGCCATGGAGGTCCAGATCGCGCATCAGGCATTGGTCGACCGCGCTGCCGTCCTTGAGCTTGAGATGACCCGACCAGCGTCCACCCACCACCCACCAGTCCCACTTCTTGTTGGGATTGGTCCGATCGACCATCTTGACTAGCTCGCCGTTCTCGTCAACGAGGGCGTAGCCATACTGGTGCTCCTCACCACGCTCCTGTCCAGGAAGCAGCACGTTGCCTCCGAAGTAGCCACATCCGAACTGTGCTGCGGTCTCGAAGTTCTTGGTTGGTGCCTCAGTCTTGGCCCATCCTGGAGGTATTTTGAAGCGGCGACGATAGGTTGCGTCCGGATCAGTCTCTGCGAACTCGTCCTTGTAGCCGCCATCAACTCCGAAGACGGTGTGAAGCTTGCCTTGCGGATCCTGAAGAACAGTGGTGGTGTCCTTCTCATACTGCTCCAACACATCAGCAGTGATGTCAACATCTTGGATGTATTCATCGTCGATACCAGTGCACTCAAACTCATGCCAGGGCTGAAGGATTAAGTCGAGCTCCAATTTAGTTGGGACTGTTGGTGTGATTACCATGACTGCGAAGTGACTCATTGAAGTTCTCCATTTCTATACTTACAACTACTTCAACCTGAATTGGCGACGATCCATCATACGCACCACACTTTTGCGCTTTCGTTCTAGTCGCTTCTGTTCAAACCATTCGGCGATGTGCTTGAAGGCGTATCCGTCGAAGTACGAGGCTTCGGCATAGTCCATTGTCTGTGCTCCATTTCTCATGACTTCTTTCTAGCCTCAGTTGGTTTAGATTCTGTAAACGCCTCTCGTATTTCTTTCATGGTCCTGCGACAGCCAAGGCATTGACCTCCGACCAGTTTACAGACACCGATACACGAACTCACAACCAACCCTGCCCGATTGCGCGAAATCGCTTCACGAATGCCACCCCACCGTAGATCTTGTTAAGCCTCTTCCTGTCAGGTCCAGGTGAACACTTCGCCTCCCACTCAACGCGCCCGAAGAATTCTTTCTCTTCACGCATGAACATTTCCGAATCATACGGTACCATATGCTCATACAGAACAGCGATCTGGGCGCTCTCTAACATGCGCATGGGAAGACCTGTTTCGCAGTCGCACACCCTTCCGACCAGCCTGTACAATCCACCTTTGAAGTGTTGGTGTGTTGCCTCTCCTGACATCAATCGAAGTTCCGCATCCCGCAGCCCAAGGAGACTGCCGTGAGGTGAGTCAAGATCAATCATCAAGATTCTCCAGGTGTTGCACCAGCTCCCGCATGGCCGTTCTCGCCTCTCGCATTGACTCGTCGAAGGCGGCTTGTGCGGTCTCGGCCTTTTGAATAAATTGCATGGTACGTTGGCCACCCGCCCAGCGTACATTGATGTAGCAGGTGTATGAGACTATCTTCCAACCAGGTGTACCATTGTCACCTATGCGAGAAGGATAGATCTCTGCTACGCCCTTGCCAATTGAATAACACCAACCCAGATTGTCCCAGACCCTTGGTTCCCAACCTTCGCCCATCAGCTTGCAGAGCTCCTCTGCCTCCTTGACAGCCCGATCGTACGCGGATCTCTTGCAACGCCGCCCACACCTCTTGGCGCAGTACACGTCACCCTCCTCAACGATCTCCATCATGCCCTCTTCCGCTGCTTCTCTCGAGCACGTTCGGCACGCTCCTTGCTCTGTTTGATGAGTTCTGGTCGACGGGTCCAGGCCGGTCGCCCATTCTTCAATCTGACTGTCATGTCACGCATCAAAATTCTCCATTTCTCATGAATACACCATACATTCGATGCATTAAAGAACAGTAAACCGGGAAGCGGTGATGGCGCTCCCCGGTCCCCTGTGACTCAGACGACCGTGGTGGTCATGAGAGTCCCGATCACACCGCACACAACGCCAGCAATGAAGCTGATGCCGCGCCAGTTG